CAGATAGTGCGCTCAATCGCCTTCGCCTTGTTTTCCTAGTACTAAATTAAATTAGGGACTTGGTATTAGACATACGTGACCGAGTGCGAATCCCGAAGGGTGGCAAAGTAATATGATGAACGCGAATTAGTATAAATTAAATTTAGGAACTGGTTATCATAATCTTAAAAAAAAGACCTCTTGCACGAAAATTTTTTTGAATAATTTTAGCGTCGAAAGAATTACCCAAAAATTTACTTAAGTGCAGAGGTCTTTGAAAATGATGCGAATTTATAAAGCTTTAGTTGCTATGTTCGCTACCTTGATTGTGCTCTCCAGCGTGATGGTGCGGAGTGACACTTTCTGTTGGTTGTTCTTTAGTAGATTTAGTTTCAGCATCTTGTTTAGTTGCTGGCTTATGTTTGTTTGACTCTTCTTTTTTGGTATCCTCGTGGTGCTTTTTGTGCTTACGTGATTTCTTACGCTTTTTGCTAGTTTTTGTTTTTTGTTCGTTCTGCTCTGCGTGCTGTTCCTTTACGCTTGGATTAGCAGTAGTTTGAGCATTTTCTGTAGGTGCAGCTGTTGGAGCGAGCTCTTCTGCGTAAACAGCAGTGCTAAGCAATAGGGCTGCAACACTTAAAACAGATAGCAATTTCTTCATAATTAATTTCTCCATAATTATATATTTAATAAAGTTTTAGTTAACATGGCCTTCTTAAAAAGTACATAGGCATAGCGTAATATTTTATCAAACAACTTTCAATAAATAGTATTTGTGGCTGGAAAGTTACATGGCAAGCTAACCTGGATATTTCATGATTCCATGAAATATCCAGGCTAAGTTATTAACTTTGCTAATATTTTATAACCTCGCTTTTGCTCAAAGTTATGCTTGGCAAGGCGATTTCTACAACCATTTGTAAAAACTTATACCAAATCTAATTCCTGAAACCCATAAAATTACATTAAATAAGCTATAAGGAGGATAAATGATTACTTTACTTGCGTCTATTGCAGGATTTATAAGTTCTTTATTGCCAGAAATATTTAAAATTTTTCGAGATAAAAACGATAAAAAACACGAATTGGCAATTTTCGACCGACAAATTGAATTACAAAAAGCTGGCTTTACTCAGCGTATAGAAGAAATTAGAACTGCAAATGAGACTACTGAAGCACAAGTGCTATATAGTACTTATAAAGTAGGGGTAAGCTGGGTAGATGCCCTTAATGGAACAGTTCGGCCAATACTTGCTTACTCCTTTTTCCTCTTATACGCTTCAGTCAAGCTGCTTCAATATTGTATGATTGGCGAACACGCGCCCTTAATAGTATATGTTGAAACATTATGGACAGAAAATGACCAAGCGATATTTGCTGGTATAATTAGTTTTTATTACGGCCATCGTGCAATATATAAGCTGCGTAAGTCATGAGACATACCAGTATAATAGGTATTAGCTTAATCAAACGGTTTGAAGGATTAAGCTTGAGTACTTATCAATGTCCAGCGGGGATAAATACTATTGGTTATGGCCACATTATTAAGCCGCATGAACAATTTTCTATTATTACTGAGCAACAAGCGGAAGAATTGTTGGTTCAAGATTTAGTAAAAGCGGAGCAAGCGGTTAGTAGGAATATATCCGTCTCTCTTACTGAATGTCAATTTGATGCTTTGGTTTCTTTTACTTTTAATGTTGGCGGAGGAGCTTTGCAAAGGTCTACTTTACGTCAGAAAGTAAACTCAGATGAGCATGATACAGTACCTGCTGAGTTTATGAGGTGGGTCTGGGCTGGAGGTAAAAAGCTACCTGGTTTAATCAAACGCCGCCAGCTGGAAGGAGAGGTGTATCAACTTTATTAATACGTAATCTTTAAAATATGTGTTCCCACATCTTATAATTTTTCTAAAAAAAATAAATGGGTATGCTAATAAAATGAGATCATGCCTCATTTTATTTCCTTTTTCAAAATCTAATAGCTTTATCACTCATTACTTGGTCGAACTACAGTCTCATATGCGCACGCACTTTACAGTACGTTTTACGCGCATTTGCTTCTTTTTGTATCAATAATAAATGAAACCATGAAACTACTATAAAGACTTCTATACGAAAACTTTTTTGAGTAATTTTTGCGCCGAAACTTGCTTGCGTTTCAAGGGTAATATTTTACAGTCCTTAAGCTTCTTTTTCCTAAAAATTCTTCAAAAATTTACTGAGTGTAGAAGTCTTCTATACCTAAATTATCACACTACAACTAAAGGAGAATAACATGCAATTATCAGAAATTACCGATAAAGTTAACAAACTTGCTTCTGCTTGGGAACATTTTAAAAGCGTCAATGATCAAAGGTTAAAAGCAATTGAAAAAAAAGGTAGCAACGATCCATTAATTGATGAGCAGCTTCGTAAAGTAACGGAAAGTCTTGATTATTATAAGAGCCGCCTGGGAGAAATTGAAATTGCAGTATCTCGCCCTGTTGGCGAAATTGATTTACGTCATGAAAGTTATGAACCTTCAGAATATAAAAATGCACTTCGTAATTATTTATGCAAAGGGATTGAAAAAGATCTTGCTGAACTTGAAAAAAAATCTTTATCAGTGGGCTCTAATCCAGATGGCGGTTACCTAGTTACCAGTCAAATGTCTAAAACCATGATTAAAGATCTACAAGAAAGATCTTCGATGCGAAAACTGGCATCAGTGGAAACTATTTCTAGCGACGCGCTCGATATTATTGAAGATATGCACGAAGCGTATGCTGGGTGGACCTCAGAAACAGGTCCGATTAATGATACAGCTACGCCAACTATTGGCAAAAAGAAAATTCCTGTACATGAACTTTACGCGCAGCCTAGAGCTACTCAGAAATTAGTCGATGATGCAAATATTGATATCGAAAAATGGTTAGTAGGAAAATTAGTTGATATTTTTGCTATTAAAGAAAATAGCGCTTTCATTACTGGCGATGGTATTGGAAAACCAAAAGGTATATTGAGTTATGAAGCAGGTAAGGACGCTGGTAAAATTGAACAAATTAACTCTGGGGTAAATGGTGGTATTACAGCTGATTCTGTATTTAATCTTTTTTTTGCTCTTAAAGATAGTTTTGCTTCACGCGCCACCTTCTTGATGCATAGAAGCGTAATTCAAGCCGTGCGTATGCTGAAAGATAAAAGCAGCGGGCATTATTTATGGAGTCCAGGTCTTGCACTAGGTACGCCTTCAACTTTACTTGGTGCGCCGGTTATGGAATGTTCTGATATGCCAGTAGCTGCTACTGGAAGTTTATCGATGGTATTTGCAGATTTTGCAAATGCATACAAGATTGTAGACCGTATGGGAATAAGGGTATTACGAGACCCGTTTACAGATAAGCCATTTATTAAATTCTATACAACTAAACGTGTTGGTGGTGATGTAACTAATTGCCGGGCTATTAAAATCATGAAGTTTGCTGCTTGATTATAAGATCGTACTTATAGTTAATACTAGGCTGGAGTATTTCATGTCCTCATGAAATATCCAGGCTAATTTTAATTTTACCCAAATAATTATTTTAAAAGGTACGTTATGGCTAACAATTATCGTGCGGAAATAGACATTAAACTCGGTGATAAAACTTATTTGATGCGTCCAACTTTCCAAGCTTTATGTGAAATCGAAAATGCAATCGACAAAAGCGTGATTTCCTTACTTACAAGGTACAATGAACGGGGGATTTTAATCTCAGAATTAATAGCAATTACTCGAGCTGGAATAAAAGCAGGTGAAGGAAGCGTACCGCCTAATTTAGATAGGTTGGTTGAAGAAGAAGGTATATGCAATCTGTTACCAGTAATTTGTAAGTTTCTCGAAGAAGGCTTAAGTATATGAATCACTTGCCCCATAAATTAACTGAATTAGAGCGTACTACGAACACAAGTAAGTTGAATCAAAATTTTGCTAAAGTTGTTGAAGATTCTAAAGTCTTAAAATCTTTGATCGATAGTTTGAATCCTTCGCTTGAGCGGGTTAGCAAAAAAGTTACTCCTTTAAAATCAGAAGTTAATAATACAGCTTATGCTTTGTCTTCGATGGATAAATTAATAGGGCAATTAGCTAAGAACTTAGGTAAGATGTTAGGCCAAACAGTAGTAAATTCGTTTGCTGGTAACAATACTGAACTTGGTATTACTAAGATGTTAGGAGATATGTTTGGTGGCGGGCGAGCAAAAGGAGGAGCAGTTACTGCTGGCAAATCTTATGTAGTTGGAGAAAATGGGCCTGAACTTTTTCAGGCAGGAGCAAGCGGTAATATAGTTCCTAGTAACCAGCTTGGTCCAGCTACAAATATCGTTATGAATATTAACACTCCTGACGCAAATTCATTTCGCAAAAGCCAAAGCCAAATTATGGCTGAGGTAATGCAGCATTTATGTAAAGGAAGTCGTAATTTATGACCGAGCAAATACCTTGGAAAAAAATAATGCGAGTAGGTTTGGTTACTCTTGGGCTTACTACTGATGATTTTTGGAAACTTACTTTTAGAGAATTTGCTTGTATGACTTGCAATACCCCTAGTAGCAATTCAATTACCCGCAAGGAGTTCGAAGAGCTAAAGCAAATGTTCCCTGATAAATAATTTACCTACTATTAAACCTATAGTTTATCAACAACTTTTTGAAATTACTTGTTCCTCTTGGAGTAGGTGGGCGCCATTTTATATACCAATTATACCCACAAACACAAACAATATAGTTATACTAATTCGCGTTCATCATATTACTTCGTCACCCTTCGGGATTCACACTCGGTCACGTATGTCTAATACGCTCCCT